AAATGATATGGTGGATCAGTTACACACGAATCAAAAACATTATCATCTAAAGTTTTTAAATGTTCTAAACTATCTGCATTTATAATTTTATTATCCAAAAAATGCCTCCAAACTTGCTTTAGGTTCAGGTGTCCAACCTATTGGTTGTAAGATAAATCTAATAGGATCCACAAATGTTTTTTCAAATTGTAATTCATAATCAACATAATCTTTTAGTTTAAACTCTTTAGGCAACTTTGTAACATAACTTATTACATCAAACTTAAATGGATTTGCCTCTTTTAATTTAACAAATTTAATTTTATCACCTTCTTGTATCAAAGGATATTTGTTTTGTAAACCAAACTCTTTTATTTGTTGGTTATATATTAAAGCACCTTTCACGTGAATGGGTGTGCCTTTAATGAATACACTAGAACTACTATAATATTTTTTCATATTATTACAACTTCTAGGAAACGATACTGCCTCAGCAGGTAGTTTAAAAAATTCTTCTTTAAAATCTTTAACAAATTTATGTAAAACTTCTTCATCTTTATTCATTATTATATTAATTGTTTGTTTAATTCTTGTTCTACAAATTTCAGGTGTTGAAGATTTAACTGCTTCAATACCCATAATCTTTAATTTAGGTTCGTCAAATGTAATACCTTCTTCATCTAATACATTTAACATATATCTTTTTTTCGCTGTCCATATACCTTTGTCGGCAACAACTTCTCGTTTCATTACCATACAATTTTTAAATGCGTTAGTATAATCTGATAGTTGTTCAAAACATTTTTCTAGGAAAGGTTCTATTCTTCCTTCAACAACTTTATTAATAAATATTAATATCTGTTCTTTTGATTTATCTTTACATACTTGTTCAACAAGTGTATCTAATGTAAGATATATTGAATCTGTATCAGACGCAACAATATAATCCTTCTTTTCAGTTTGTAATATCTTATTTAAATATTCATTTACTTTTTGTTCTATAAATCTAATAATGAATTGTCCTGCAAGTGTAATTGCTGTTGCCTGTCTTACATCATAATATCTAAAATACTGATTACCAATAGCACCGTAAGCACTATTCAATGCAATCTTTTTTGCCCATTGTATATTATGACAACGAGCAATTTCATTTTTTAATTTAAGTTCTTTTGTTTTGTTATATAATTTTTTCGCCTCTAACATTTTACTCTTAAATTGAACACGGTCATTATACATTTTGCCTAATAGTTTAGGTAAAAAACCTTCACTATCAGTTTTGAATAACGCACCGTTAGGTGTTATAGTAGCACCTTCTTCTTTAAGATATGCTAGAGGCGTTGTTTGATTCAACATCTTATTAACTGTTATACCATCTGATTTCATACCAATAATTTTTTCTGGAGAAATATTATATTGCATAATCAAATGTGGGTATAGCGAGTTGATGTCAAACGAAACAATCCATTTGTGCATACCGACCAATGGGTCTTTTACATATGCACCAGGATACTTTTCATCTTTTATATTATCTTCTTTTGGTGGGATAACAATGTTATCTTTACGCAAGAAGTTATAGATTAATGTATCCCAAAATCTAACTTGTGAAAAAACATCTTGGTAATTAATCTTTGCCTCATAGGACATATTTAAGATTAATTCAATTAGTTTTAATTTGTCTTCTAGTTTATCAACAATTTCTACATCTTTAATATTATAATCTATAAATGATTGAAAGTCTTTTGTATACCACTCTCTAAATGTATCAAAAGGATTCTCATCTTTTCTTATTCCTACTTCTACTTTACCTATGTAATCAAGTTTATAACTTTCTTGTCTAACAGGTATAAACTTTTTATATAAGTCAAGGTAATCTAACATAGTAATACCTACTATATCATAATATAATTGTGATCTACCTCTTACAACTATTTCTTCGGTACTTACTAGATTCCAAGGTGATAATTTTCTTACAACTTTTTCATCTGTTAATAATTTAATTCTATTACACAAATAAGGTAAGTCAAAAAACTTTGTATTCCAACCTGTAATTACATCTGGATAATTCTTCATCCAAAATTTCATAAACTCCATAATCAAAGACTTTTCATTTCTACATTTAATATAAGTTACATCTGTTCTATCGGTTTTATAATCACCGACACCCCAGGTTAGTATTTGTTTATTGGATTGATTCTTAACTGTAATTGCTAATAGTTGTTCTACTGGATTTTGTACATCTGGAAAACCATTTTCAGCAGTACACTCAATATCAAGTGTGAATATTTTTATAAGTTCTTTTGAAAATTTTATTTCTTCAGGATAGTTGTCTGAAATATATTGATACTGATAACGATCCATACCAAAGATAGGTGCATTACTTGTATTATAACTTCTTTTAAATTCTCTTGCTTTTTTGATATTATCAAACTTAATTGGTTTTAGATATTGACCTAATAAAGATTTATGGTCAGTTTTATTTTTTGTAATTGCAAAAAGAGTAGGACTATAATCAATCTTCTCTTTAAATTCTTCACCATTATGTATACCTCTAACTAGAAGTTTACCATAATGTTCTATTACATTTTTATAAAAGTTCATCTGGTCTCAAATGTAGGATTAAACCATCAAGTTCTTTAGTAAGTTTTATCTGACAACTTAATCTACTAACTCCTGGTTTATATCCTTTTTCATATTCTAATTGTTCTTCTTCTATGGAAATTTTATCTGGCGCTGGCACTTTATCTTTCCACTTCTCATCAACATATACGTGGCACGTACAACACATACAATTACCTCCACAATCGGCAGGTATCTCTGGTATACTTACGTGTGAATCAAATTTGGCTGCCTCCATCGCTGTCTGACCTTCTCTGGTCAGGACACGAATTTTGGATCCGTTCCTAACAAAATAAACATCTATCACTTTTTTAATGTTGGTATAGTTGTTTCTGTTATTAAACTTGTTTTAGGTGTTAATATCCTACTTGTATTTTGTTCGTAAGATTTTAATATTTCCTCTTTAGGATCAGTAGTAAATACTATCTTATCTTTGCCAACTGTAATGGTATCTTTTTTACCATACGCATTATACAATGACATCATTAACTGTACTGGTTGTCCTGGTGCTGATTGTTGAGGTATAATTACGAAAGGATTTTTTAGACTTATTCCTTGATCGTTCTCTCCAATTTTAGCGATTACATCTTCGCCAGTAGAGAGTCTTATTATTTTCACTTCACTCATTATATTTCTCCTTATTGTTATAATATAGTTATATCACATATTGACTATAAAGTCAATGCTACTTGTCTATTGGTTTCAATCTTTTACTTAAAACAAAGGTTCTATTAGGGTTTACACTTACATTCATTTGCCTCATAATATTTCTATTGACTAGCAAATCTGAACCTGATCTAGGTCTTTTATCTAATCCTACTTCTACACCTACATATGTAAAACCATTAAAGGTCATATCTAATAATATTGTAGGTCTTTTTTCTGACGCTTCATCTGTTGCATTTGATCTGAAAACTTTACTTGTACCGTGTCTAGGTTTAGAATAAATTTTACCATCATATTTCCATTTAACAATTTTCTTGTCTGATATAATTTCATCTGCGTGTAAAGCACACGCTTCAGAACCATTACCTGTATCAAATTTACATCTTACTTTTCCTAAATCATCCAGGTCAATAGTTTCTAACCAACCACATTCAACAAGTGATTGTCTATCCCAATGTGCTCTTGTTGAAACCCAATCAATTACATTGTACATTAATTCTTCACCATTTATTTTACCAGATGGTTCTGGATCGGAATAATAATCTTTATACTGATAACCTTCGTAATCAGCACCTGATCCTGGACTACCGTTAAGTTCTAAAATATATGGTTTGCCTTTGTATATGATATGGTCAACTCCTAACATATATGCTTTTGAAGCACGAGCGGCTTTTAAAATTAATGCTCTTTCTTCATCATTTATTTTGTAAGGGTATGCTTCAGCACCTCTATGTGTGTTTGATCTAAAGTCATAGGTACTATGCACTCTTTTTGCACTTGCAAATATTTTATTATCTACTACAAAAGTTCTTACATCAAACTTTGTAGGCATATATTCTTGTATTAAAAGTTCAGCATTTAGTTTCCACATTGCCTGAACAGTTGCAACAAGTCCTTCATAACTTTCAATTTTAATTACACCGATACCTTGTGTACCTGTTAATGTCTTTAAGATAAGTGGAAACTGTCCACCAATCATATCTAATGCTGTTCTTAAATTCTTTTCGTTTGATACGAAAGCAGTTCTTGGTATTGGTATACCAAACTTCTCACATAATAATGCTGAGGTTAATTTATTATCACAAGTTAGCATTGCTGATCTTGTGTTTAACATAAATGCTTGTGAGTTTTGAAAAGCAGATATTAAAGATAAACCTGCCTCATCTTGCAACGCACCACCTCTTGTTATACAAACGGTGTCTTTACCTACAAAGGTATGTTCACCATTTTTGCCATCATAATTATAGATTGTTAAAGTGTTTTTGTCTTCGTCTTTTTGTGTGATGATTGTAGTATTAGTATTTACTATAATACATTTATAACCTTTTTTCTTACACGCCTTTTGTATAAGTTCAGCGGTTGTATTTTCTTTGGGGTCTTTAGAATCTGCTATTGTGATAACAGCAACCGTAATAGGTTTCTCTTTACGCTCTAAATCTTGTTCTACAAAAAAATCTTTAAACTTTGGTATCTGCATTTTCGCTACTTTTTTTATCTATCTTTTTCCCTATGTTATATTTAGCAGATAAAGTCCATTCTTTTTTCTCTTTAAATGGTAATACTTTTATCTGACTTAAAGGTGCTTTGTTGTCAGCACTCTCTTTTTTAACTATATCAATTAGGTTCCAGTCTTGTAATAAAATAGCGATTGTGTTTCTTCTTTGTATATCGTTTTCAACTAAAGTTGCCTTCTTGCCATCTAAAGCAAAAAGTTCTTTAAAATGTACGATATAATATTTACCTTGTTTGTGTAATATATGACACGATTGAAATAGTGTTTTGTCTTTTCTGCTTGCAACACCTATTCGTGTTAAAGTTTCTCTAACTTTTAGGAAATCGTCAGGTTGCTTAATGGTGCATTCTAGCATACTCTCTGGCGTCCATTGTATTTCTTCACTCATTTAGTTTTTCTCCCACCTTTAAATAAGGTTTCTTTAATATGTTCAATGTCTTTCGTTGTGAGTATGTTCAAAGCCTCTCTTGCTTTTTCATTACTATAACCAAAATACTCTTTTATATACTCTATATCTTTCAATTTGGATTGTTTTAACCATCTGCCACCAAATCTTTTTTTTCTTCTAACACTATTTATTAAAAACTGAAATTGTATTTGATTGTCTAGGAAGTGATAACCGTTCATTTCATTTGCTTGTGGAAGCGTATCCCAAAACATTGATAAACAACGGTTAATTATATACGCTGGATATTTTTTAATCCAGGTCTCATCTGATTTCATCAAGTCCTCTTTGGACTCATTAATCGCTTTTAAATATTCTTTTAATTCGTATGCCATTCTTATTTGCGTCTGTTATGTCTGCCCATATAATACTGTGATGGTTCATAATTCCATCTGTGTCCGTGATGACCTCTTATATCTGCATACCACATTCGCAATTTGACTATACATACTCGCCAAAATGTTCTTCGTGCCATTGTACTTTTTCTTATCCATATATTAATTGTTATTTAAATTTGCAAGTTGCCATTATTTCTGTCAAGCAAGCAACCATATTTATCTCTTGGTCTGCTACGAATGCTGATTTATATTGGTATCCTGCTAATAAAAGTATTGCTTGTGGTACTGATTGTGGTTGTAGATAATCTTTTGAAGACTTATAAATTATTCTAAACAAGTCCGATGGTTGAACATTTAGATTGTTAACCACCCATTTTCTAGTTTCATTAAAATCTTTTTTCTTCAAACAAGCAAATAAGGTCTTAATATCTGCCTCTTTTTGATTAAAGAATATACCACTATCTATCTTACCATTTACTGAATATCTTTGTAATTCATTGATAGTTTTTCTAAAGTCTGGAAAATGTTTCTCAATTAGAGTTGCTAAGACTCTTTTATCATAAGGTATTTTGTTCTCATCTAATATAATACCTAGTCTTTTCAACAATGCTTGACCTGCTTTTAGTCTATCACCATTGACTATCTTAAAATCTATTTGAGTTAATCTACTTCTTAATGGTTCAATAAACTTGTAAGGATAATTACAAGTCATTATGAATCTACAATTTTCAAAGAAAGTTTCAATGAAATTACGCAAAGCAGGTTGTACAGACTCGGCATTCATATAATCTGCCTCGTCAATTATGACTACTTTGTGTTTGGATTCTATATTGAAAGATACGGTAGAAGCAAAGTTTTTAATCTTGTTTCTTAATGTATCAATATGTCTACCTTCATCTGAACCATTGATGATGATATAATCAGCATTTAGTTGTTCACATAAAGCACGAGCAACACTTGTCTTACCTGTGCCTGCTGTACCTGATAACAACATATTAGGTATTTCTTTTTTCTTTAGAAATTCTAAAAATGTATGCTTAATATCTTCTGGTAGAATACAGTCCTCTATTGTTTTAGGTCGGTACTGTTCAACCCATAAAAAATCTGCCACTTGAACCTCCCTTAAAATTCAGAATCAGGTTCTAGTGCGATCCAATATTGTACTGGTTTGTTTCTGTTGATAAAATGACTAATCTTCTGTTTAGATATTTCTACATCATAGTCATCACCAATAAGTTTTAAGTTTTCTGCTTTAAAATAAGCAGTAAACTTCTTATCAGTTTCTCCTATAATTTCTGAATAATCATTTGAAGATTTGTTTTTCTTATCAGTAGCAACTAACTTGATATTTTTGCCATCACCTGCAACTGCTACATCTGGTAAATTTAGTGTAGTAATTGCTTTTTGTAAATTAGCAAAGTCTTGGTTCTTTAAAGTAAAAGATACATACTGATCTGGCATATTAATTGCTTTTGTTGGTGCAACAATAACCGATTTATCAGCAAAGAAATACTTAATTGCTTGTTTAGAATTAGCGGATGCTATAACAACATTTGATCCACCATTAAATTTTAATGCAGGTTTTTCAAATAACTCAACTGCTCTTAAAAATTCTGGTAAGTCATATATAGCAAACTCACTTTCAAACTTTTCCGTCACCTCTGCTTCTGCCAAGATGTTCTTCATTGTAGAAATAGTTTGAATCTTACTCCCAGGTTTAACCAAAATGTTCTGGTTAATATCCGAGAAGTTTTTTAACACCGACAAGGTGTCTGTTGAAATGTTCATAATATAATCACTCCTTATTCATAATTTATAATATAGACTTCATCTTATCACAAAGCAATGAGGAAGTCAATGCTCATTGCCTTCAACCCAAAAAAAAATAGCGGCG